TAAAACTCGTAATCGTGCTTCAAGTTGTTCGAATTGGATTGCAGAACTAACCGCAGCTCCACCAGCACCGAGAATAGGTAATGTTAAGGTTTGAGTAAGGTTAGAACCAAGTCGCTGCATATCACGTCCAAATCGCTCCATATTTCTTTGAGCGTTTCTTAATGCCTTTTGAAATTGGTTGACATTAAGATTAAGAATTACGTTCATTTGGTTCGCTGCCATATCTTATGCTTGTCCGTGATTTTTACGCATTATCGCGTCCATACGTTTTCTCCATTCAAGTTGTTCTTTGCTCAATTCCCTTTTCTTTGGCTTTTCTTCCTTTTCCCAATCGAAAACAATTAAATCAGTCATCTTAATTGTCTTGCCTTTGCTTGAATAAGGTTGTAAACCTATTGTAGCCAACCATCTTGTTTGTTCCCACTTGTTGCGGAACTCTAATTGTTTCATTTGGTTAAAGCCTTTAATTGCATCCATCACCACCACAAAATCAGAATCTAAAAAATCTTGGTTACTCATTCCCATCTGCCCGATTGCTATTCCTCGTATATCACTCCAAGTCATTACTTGGTGCGTGTCAGATGCGCTTTGGTTCGACTCGTTTTCGTTTTTTTTTCTGATGATGGCATACTATTGCCAAATAAAGACATTATTCGATTAATCGCTTCCATATCTTCATCGAGTTGATCGCACATATCTTCGAATGTCCATTTTAACTCAATCTTTTCTTTTCTATGTCCATCTCGTAACGCTTCGAATATTAACATCAATGTATTCTTATAATTTAACGTATCCGTTCCAAGCGTTAAAATAGAAATGCCTGTTTCCTCTTCGAAGCGAATCAATGTCGCATTCCCGAACGAAACAGGCACTTCCTTGTTGTTTATTTTTGTAAATCTAACCATTTGTGGTCCGTGTTTGTGGTGTGTTCATTTAATTATGCGTTTGTACCTCTGTAAACCGCTCCAGAAATCGTGAATGTTGCGGATACGGAAGTATTATCTTCAACTGGAGTATTAACCTCCCAGCTTGTGCAATACGCACTAAACGAATAGAAATTGTATCCAGATGTATTTTCTGTTAAGGTTAAAGCCAAAACAGTTCCATTGTCTAAAGCATCAAATAATACATCTGGTTGTACGTTTGTTGATGTTTCGTTATACAATGCTTCAACTGTCAAGGTTGCTGACTTTTGACCAGGTTTGTTACTTACCCAACCCGAACTTGGAGAATCCTTTGTAAGAATGTTTCGCATTTCGCGAGTTACGGATAATGTTGCGGATGTAGCTTCACCTATTGCAGTAGTTCCATCCTTATATACCCGCAGGTCTGTACCGTTGATTATGTCATTAACTGCCATTTTTCTATGTTTTTATATTTAAAATAATTTTCGTTTCTTTTTTCTTGGTGTTGCTATATTTTCTTTCAATTCAATTATTTCCTTTTCTTTTTGGATTGCCTTTTCAACTCCAAATGGTAATACTTCTTCGCATATACCTTTATCGATCAACTCTAATGCTTTCTTCTTCATTATATGAGCCCTCAATCCTTTTGTAATCACTTTATTTGTCGCCGGATTTAACCAATCCTTTAAAAATAAAACTTCCATTACCTTTCACGTTTTAATCTAATACTAAAATCCAATGACTTCCAAAATATTTCTAATTCTGCATTGTAATCTCCATCTCCTTCGCCTACAAATCTAATCCTTTGAATTTGTTGCCCCTCAACGGTTCCTGTATAAAAATCCAATGAACTTCTAACCGCATTAGCAAGTGATGTATTTTCATCGTATTGAGTTGAATAGCAATCTATTTGAAAGCTAATTACATCTAATCCGCTAACTCCATCCTTACTTAAACTCACATCTGTATTCGTGATTGTATAAATCACAAAGGGAAATGTAGTATTTTGTGGAGCAGTAATTGGATAAATTCTATAATGTGCGAGATTATATACGCCACTATCATTAGAAAGCAGATTATAAATAACTTTACCCAATTCATTATTTGTTGCCATTATTTTATCTTCCCTTTTGCTATTTTTTCCAATCTTTTTTCAACTCCACGTTGAACCAATGCAAACACTATTCCTTGTGTTTGTCTTAAAGCTGCCCCGGTTACCTTATCTCCAAATGCTCTTGCACTTCCATATATCATATGCGCGTACCATCCATTGTTTCTTTTTTCATTTGGATTTGGTATCGAAGTTTTTCTGTTTAGTAAATTACCTATAATCGCAACTGGTCCTTTTATTTTTGTTTTAACTTCTGAAATTATTTGAATCGAATATTTTAGGTTTCCAATTCCGTATTTACCACTTACTCGACCATAGCCTTTTCCAGCTCGTTTTTTGCCGTTTATTTTTGGTGTCTTATATGTATATAAAACATTGCTTTTAAGTTTCTTTGGAGAAAATTGTCTTTCAATCGTATTATCTCTATTTCTTGGATTAGCTACTGGTGTTAATTGCCTTGCTCGTTCTTTAACCACAATGGCAGCCGGATTTAATATGTTTCTTATTTCTTTAACGTCTTGAATATCTTTAATCAAACGATTAACGTCCTTATTGAATGCAATTATATCGCCTTGACTCAAATGGACCATCAGTTCCTCGTTTTTGCTTCAAGAATCATAAATTGCTTTTCCTGTTCTGGCAATATCCTTTCAATATCATATACCTTTGAATTGAAGCTAATCCGCATCTTTTCGTTCAAATCTGTACGGTATCGAACCGTAAATTCCACGTTACCAATCGCGGTTTCCCTCGCAACCATTTCTTTTTCGTCCGTACCGACTCGTTTATAATCGACCGCTGCCCAAACCGTAGCAAAGGTTGACCAAGATTTGTTTACTTGACCAGAAGCGGAACGAGTTTCGGTTACGGATTCGATAACAATCCGTTCATTCATTCTTCCTAAAACCTCGTTCTTCTTCCAAATCATATTCCTACAAATAAGTTGTAATTCAATCTATCCAATAACGATTGCGAAGCGGAGTATTTCTCCTTTGCGTAATCGCTTCGGTTATGGTACATATCGGATAAAACTAATCTAATTGCTTGTCGTATCGCAGCTGGAACGTCAGAAGCTGCATCTCCGTATCCAACAACGTATGTAACCGTAAGCGAATTGATTTCGGCTAAAATATCTGGAAATACTTCTCCGTAAGCTGGTGTAATTCGAGCAGCTTTACGATGAAGGTCAACCTTGTATAAGGAACTACTCCAAGTTTGTTCCACTTCCGATGTATCGGTGTAAACGATTGATGTAACAGATTGAACCGGATGCGAAGTTAAATACAAGGTTGGAAACAAATCTGTTATTTTCGCTTTAGGAACTTTGTCAAAAACTTCCGAAACAGTTTGAGTAATGAATTTTTGACCCAGGTATTCTTCGCAATAATTCGTAGCAGCCACAATAAGGTCATCAATAAGCGTATCATCAGCGGAAGTGTCTAGTTTTAAATAGTTCTTTGCCTCACTTGTATTGAGCATTGGTGTAGATGGACCTGATGTTACCTTATAATATCCCATTACTTGGTTTTACGAGTTGTTCGTTTTTTTGCTTGTGTAGTTGCGGATTCGGCTTCGCTTGATGTTTTGGTTTCAACCTTTTTTGTGGGCGCATCAACCAAAACTGCGTAGCCTTCTTTTATTAATTTATCTGCAATTTCCTTATGAACAAGTCCAGAATGACCCGCATTGTAAGCCATTCTGAACCTGCCAGTAGGAGATTTGATAAATTTAACTCTTATCAAATCTGCCATATTAATAAGGTTTTTTCAAAGTGATTCTATGTGTATAAACCGCAGATTGAGTTCCAGTTCCGGTGATTATAATCCTTTGTCTTACACCGTAAACATCTCCAAACATATCGGTAATTTCTCCGTCTGCATCAACCGTATCAGTTGCTATTGTGTACCACTCATCTCCACTTAATGCGTTTGATTCCTGAACACTTAAGGTTAAATCAATAGTACCCGATTCTTGAACACCTTTAACCGTGTGATTGTACTTCCAAAAAGAATACAAATACGGACTAATTGTGATAGTATCCGCTTCGGTATCGGTAATGGTATCGGAAGCGGTTGTTCTATAAATCTCATATCCGGCATCAAACTCGGAGTTCCTTGCAGCCGTGAAGATTAAGGATGCAGCCAAAATGACTGCACCACCTACTAACATAAATTTATTCATTTTATTTTCCATTTTGGATTATTAAAATTATATTCCTTGAACTACGGAAGCATCTTGCATAGACGAGAAAGAAGCAGCGTGTCTAACCGCAATATCCCACCAAGAATTAACTACCAATGTAACCAAGGCATTTTTTGCGCTTGTGTAAGGATCAACTACCAAGTCAATTCCTGCCCATTGTCCAATTATTAATTCAGACCAATTACCGAATATAATCGCGTGAAGGCTTGATCCGTTACCTTTTGTAAGGTCAGAAGGAACTAATGTAGAAACTCTCGCTCTGTATCCATTTAATTGTCCTTCTCCAGCAACCGCGCCATCAACAAAAATGAATTGAGCTGTATTGTTAGCCTTTTCAGCCGTTTTCAAATAACCCCTTACACCTGGAGTAGTCAAATATGCCAAGTTACCAAAATCAGCATTTGCAGAAGCTACATCTGTTTCCAATTCGATTATGTTTGCGAAAGTTGGATTTGCGCCATCAGTTCCTCCCGCAACATCTCCAATTCCGCTTGTGTTAAGGATACCAGTTGGTTGGTTGCTTGAGCCAGAACCATTAATCGCAGCAGTATCTAAAGCATTAGCGATTGCAACACTCAAACGGTTTCTTACCATATTTTCCACATCGATGGTAGATTGAACCATTAATTGCTTACTAATATCGGTGAATGCCCCGAGTCGGTTAGGGG